CTCATCCGATACTAAGAGTATATCACCGGGATCAACTTTACGCAATGTTTGTTTACCCGAAGCTGTCTCAACTGTAATACCCCGTGTCCAACGACCGTGACTGATAAGAATATATTTACCTATCTCTAATTGTGGATCAGTTTGTTCTGGACCCAAACCATAAATCTTTGCCCAACGTGGGCGAATACCAGAACTCTTTTTGTCATCGTCCATTAAGATAATACCACCTGAGGTTACACGTTCATCAAAATGCATATCACTTACTATGATATGATCCTTGAAGAACGTAAGTTTATCTACTTTGGTGGGGCTAAATGCCGGTTTACTGTATTGGTTCATTTCTTATCTTTAATTTCCTGTGCTTTAATTTGTTCAACTTCTAAATCATCTTCTAAAGATTCTTCTAATTCACGCTCAATATCATTGAGTTGTGATAAATCAATTTTGGGTTTAGATGATACGGATGATTTTGGTTTATTTCGTACAGGTTGTGCTGAACGATTACCTACTGTTTGATTGTATGAATCATTTACCTTTGCTGTTGCAGTACGTATAATACGTCCCTGTGCATCAATAGTATCACCACGTGCGTTTACCTTCATATTTCCTACTGCTCTTGTTTTTTCATTCTTCGCAGTTAATGCTGCCATGTCAACATTTTTACCCATTGCTGTTCTATAATTAGCCATAATATTTCCTTATTTTAAAAACTCATCGATTGATAAATCGTAGTACAAACTATTTATACGGTGTATCCCTATTAGGAACAATACAAAGCTTGCTACACTACTACCTCGACCTACACCCCATACTATGTTATTTTTACGCATTGTGTCAACCAAATACTTTAAGTATTGTAATAGTACAAACATATTACGTTCTTGGAACTTAAGTAGTTCCTCACCTGCACGTTGTAATTCTGCTTGATTTTTACATTGATCCAATACCCATTTAGCAATATCTAGTTCATAGTATTCTACGGGCATATGCCAAACTTCTTGATTTACTTGGTCATAGTCTTCAATAGATAGTTTTGGATCTTGATATTGTTTTAAATTGGGAATATTTTCGATTGAGAGAAACCCATCAAACTTGATGATACTATCCACTAATGCATTATTGATAGTTCGTGTAGGGTCCTGCAGGAACAACTCACATAAGTCATTTTGATTGTATATTAATTGACCATAAATATCCGTTTTCATACGTATATTATAACACCTTGTTGAGTTTAACTCAACTAGTTTGGTCACCTTTCTTGTTCTGTAGTAAAAACAATCTCGCTTTTACTCACATTAACCTTTTCTTTCCAACTAAGATTGTATTCACTCCAATCTAATGTTGGAATTTTAAATATCTTAACTATCTTATCTTTTCTACTTGATGTTTTTATAGGGTCTGAAATTGATGTACCACTATCTAACCACCACCCTGGTAGTTCTAACGGGCCTCTTGGGCTCTCAATGTCACAACTAAATTTAACCTCATCGCTTACCCTTGAACCCAAAGTAATATCAGTAATCACTAGTCTTCCTTCGGTAATGCTATTAAGTTTAGTTAGTAGTAATATAGTAATTATTTGGTCATATGGTTCTTCTGGAACTGTACATACCTTAAACCCACATGAATTGTATTTCTCAATAATTTTATGTTCAGTGTTTTGTACAAAAATACTATTCTCTAAACACTCATTTAAAAAGTATTTTATTCGTTCCATTGCTACATTTTGTTCTCTGATGGATTCGGTTTCTACCTCCATATACAACGATATGGTATATACGTTCATTAAAAATTCTTCTTGGAAATAAACGCCTGCTTGAAATGAAAAATCTCGTTCGATGCGTGTAGTCAATTTTAGCTTTCTTTTTGTATATTGATTTGAGTTCGGTCACTCTGTTTTTTAAGCAACTCATCCATTTTGCGGCCGTATTCTGCTCTGTAGCTTTCCATTACCATATTAAGTTGATGGATCATGGCACTATTTTGCATACGATATGCAAAGTTAAGCTTTTTGGTTAAATCCGATATAGAACCTTGAAGTTCTTCTAAGGTTTTATCTGACAGAGATGAAATGAACGGGTGTTCCATTCAAATATTTATTACCAAGAAGTTAGTGCAATTCTTTTCCATATATCAGATCCGATATATGCTGTAGCAACACAGTTTCCGCTTGAGGAACTAAGTGTTACTTGTGTATCTGCTACTCCATTTGTTCTGGATTGACTGATTGTAATATTGCCACCAGTACCAACTGCCTTAATATAATAAACAGTATTTGCTGTTATGCCACCAAATGTAGTGCCTGTAAATACAATAGGACTATTATTAGCTAATGAGTTTGTATTATTTAAAGTAATATTACCGGAAACGTTTGTTGCTGTTGCTGATTTTGCATAAGCAGTAGAGTTATATGTATCTGTACACAAATACAAGTATGATACTGGATTAGCATACATTGGGCTTGTTGGGCTAGCATTACCTGCTAAGTTGACATTAGCACCACCTAACGCCGTTGATACTGTAAAATATGTGTTAGCCGATACATTACGAACATAATATGTTGTGCCAACACTAATGTTAGCTTCCATACTAACACCAGTGAATACTATAGGCATATCTGTATATAATTGTGTTGTATTAGCTGTATTAAAATAGTCTGATGCATTTGAACTAGTTATGGTTAATTGGTCAACACCTGTACTTATTGCAATATCTCCAACAACATCACCTTGAGCACCTGTAGGAGTAACATTACGTGTCTGTATCTGTGATGTTATTCTAGAAATATTATATGGTTCTACTGTAATACTATTACCGCAATCTAATGTACTAAATCTATAGTCTAGTTGACTTACGCCATACGGAATAGAAACAGTATTAGTATTAGCTATATTAGCATAGTTTTCCAGTGTAGTAACACCATTGGTGACTTCTGTGGGGAATGAGATAACTGCTGAACTATTTGATACCGCAAGTTGCAGTTGTACATTGCTTTGTGTACCAGTTGGTCCCCAACCTGTAAATTGAATTGTAGTGTTACCGGCAATGGTTCCATATTGTACATCACCTAATGATGCATTTACTGATACGATTCCAGATATTGCATTGCCTAAGTTATATGTACTTGCACGAAAACTGCGTGTTAATGCATTACTAATAAGAGTATTAGCCATGTCATTATTAACTGTTGAGTTAGCTAGTGCGGATTTAACTACAACCTTATTTTGCAAGTCTGTAATCTCTGTAGCGGCTGTATTTAGGTTTACCCTAATGGATGCAAAGTTATCTCTAAATCCTTGACTGTTGTTATTCACCCCAGGTACAGGATAGTTTACATTGATACCGTTTGTGTTGATTGTACTCATATTATTTTTGTTCCGTTATATATTTAGTATTGTGTTTCGTCTGGCAAAATAGTTTGTCGAGGAAATAATACATAAAAATCCTTACTATCAAGTGGATCTGGTACAGGGTCAGCACTCGGTAATCCTGTCCAAGCAGGAGGATTTAACTTCTTATCATAGTTGTATGTTTCGCTCTTATCTACACTAAATCTATCTATTCTAAAGTTGATTTGATTTAATGTATATTGCCAATCGTTTTGTATATTATTTTTAATAGTTTCAGCATAACTCATATAGTCTGCTCTTGTTAATCCAGTCGCCTCAAACTCTGCATAAGTTAGTGGTTCTCCGTCAACAAGAATTCTAGGTTGCGTGTAACATATTACCCAAGCTTGAGTATATCCTAATGTACCGCCATTTTCTTGTTGACTAGTCATCCATAATGGTAATAATGTGCTATCTTTAACTTGTCCTACTACCTGTCCTACACGATTACGCATATTAAATAAGCTATTTGGATATAAAAGTCTAGCATAGCCCGGGGTTAAACTGGTATAGTAATCCTGTCCTAATACGTTTGCATAACTTGTATATATGTCAGTAATACTTGTATACCATGGACCTAACCCTAAATCAATAGGTCTTGGCCAGTATATATTTTGCTGGATACTTATTCCACTAGGGTTAATCAAATTGTCGATAACTTCACTGTATACCACTTCATATATAATTTCACCTGCACTATTTTTAGCAACAGCAGTTTTTATTTCACCAAGTGTGATATTTCTCCAATAATGATTTTGTGTTACCGCTGCCAAATATTCATCAATATTACTTGCATAGATACCAAATGCATGTTCATATATAATACTTGATGCTTTACCAAAATATATATCATTTGGTCTATAAATCATTTCATTGGGTATTAATGTTGTACTGTCTAATAATGACGCAAGTATATTTCTATCATCAATACTAGGTGCAGCCTTAATATACAACGTGTCAGTAGGTTGTGTATATTCTTGTAATACAGTAATTGTAAATGTTTTACTAGATTGTACTACTGAATATATAGGGGAATATGCCTGCACCGTAAAGGTAAATACTGTTTGTTCATTTTGTGCCAATAAGGTATCAGTAGGCTGGTCAGCTACCCTACCTGTTATTTCTCCATTACTTAATATAAGTAAGTTTGCAGGCAATGCTCCGGATGTTATTCTATATGATAATTCGGTGTCAGCAATTGCATTAACACTCAATGTACTTATAGACCCGTTGAAAATAGTACCCAAATTACTATCAGTAACCCAAATAATGTTGTCAGTTATTTCATTACTTAAGTTATATGTAAAGTTAAAGTTTGTAGTGACAATGCTAGGGTTATTAGTCTTGTATACATTAACTGCAAAGCTATAAGTGCTCAACCCAGTAGAATTTAATGTTGGCGTCCCTGTAATCCATCCAGTATCAACATCACCTGTTAGCCCCACCGGCAAGTCAACATAGTCATATGTTAAATTATTGCCATCAAAATCATATCCTATTATTTTAAATGAGAAATACTCTCCACTTCTAATAGTACCTATAGTGGCATTAACAGTAGGAGCAACTGGTGGTAATATATAATAACCATAATATGGATCAGTATCAGTAATAACAAATGTTCTAGGTCTAGTATTAAGTATAGTAGGTATACGTGAGTT